GTGGGGCTAAGCCAAATCAATTGCTTTTACGCGGTGTCCATATAAGTAATTGCTCGGTATCGCGGGTCAGGTTCTGGCTTTTCTGACTCACCGGGAGGCACCCGGCACCGCAGCGCTTATAATCAATGTCACTTGATGGTTTGTTAGGGTATAGAACTCATGAAACAGTTTTTCTTCCTTGGAATTTTCTTCCTGACGGCATGTAGTGCTAATCACCTGGAAAGCAATGCCCAAAATGTTCGAGTTACAAATGGCGATCCTAAAGGTGATTGCACATTTTTGGGAACTGTAACTGGTGAGCAGGGTAATTTTATCACCGGCGGATGGACATCTAATGCCAATCTTGAAACCGGCGCACTGAACTCGCTACGTAACCAAACCGCGAAACTGGGCGGAAACACCGTTTCTCTCATTACCAATAGGGCCGGTAATAGTGGATTCTATGACAATTCAGGCGGTAGTTCTGAAGAGACAAATGTTGTGATTACTGGAAGTGCATGGCGATGTAACTAGTGCCCGAAAAACTTACTTCAATATCATTAATTTAGATTTTTTCGGCCCCTTAGCTCAGCGGTCAGAGCGTGCGACTCATAATCGCCCGGTCGCTGGTTCAAATCCAGCAGGGGCCACCATATCGCGGCCATCGTATAATGGTTATTACCTCAGCTTCCCAAGCTGATGACGCTGGTTCGATTCCCGCTGGCTGCTCCATCAGAGTGACCCCATCGATCACATTCCTGCATCGTCATTGCTCAATTTCCTCTTTTTCAATGTGCGCCATTGACTAACTGTTGCTTTCAGAGGACTTAAAATTTGCAAAGCGAATACAGTGAATAACATGGAGCGATAATGAAAACCAGTTTTTCTGACAAATCCCAGTGGGGTATTCTGGAATATCTGTTCCGTATTTACCCGCGCACGATGACCGAAGATGAAGTCCGCAAAGAGTTCGGCGATCCTCATAATAAAGGCCTGGTCTCCAACGTCAGACAATTAATCTCTGAAGGCAGCATAGAAAAGACTGCGATAGTGAAAATACTGGGAAGAGATGCTGTTTCAGCTCCAGGGCTCAGAATCACCCGTGATGGCACAAGACTGGTCAGAAAATCTCTGCACAATAACTGACCAAAACCCTATATTTTACTTCATAAATAAATCGAGCGAAGATATGAAATGGTTTAACGTGATGGCCTGTCTGATCATGCTTACTGCCTGTAGTTCCGCCCCTATGAATTATGAAAGCTCTGCAGACCGTTACTGCCATCTGCAGGGCGGTACTCTGTCTTATGAAAAACGGCTGTTCGGTAAAACCGGATACTGCGTGCTACCTGATGGCACCAGGATTGAGCACTGGCGCTTATACCTCAAAAATCGGGTGCTGCCCTGACATGAAAGATTACCAGGGGAAATTAGAAATTTGACAATAAATCCCGTACATCAGTAATACGTAGAGGCCAAGCCACCCTACTGCCAATAATTTGGTTGAAACTTTTTTCACGTGATCACCTTAAGAGAAGCAGTAATCTGCGCACCAGGCGAAGAAAAACCATATAGCCACGCAATATGCTATGACACCGGACGCAAAGAGGAATATGTCTTTTGCATTTAACTTAAACATCCCTCAATGTAACCAGCCCAACAATCAACCAAATTAAAACGACACTAAATATCCCCTTAAATTTCTGGCGGTTTTTCCACTGGTGTCATCGATAGTGATAAACTTGATTAAAATCAATGAAACCCTTAGATGATATGGTTCCGTTTAACTAATATTGCTTTTAACAGTCGCATAATCATTTTCGTGAGTGCGACCTCACTAATTATTGAGTTTGCTTTTTTATCGGATTGCGATGACGCCCTGTGTGGGCGTTTTTTTCACTCAAAATTGTTGTTGTATCGTGATGTTGTGTAGGCGTTTCGAGGCAATTCTTGTCTGTTCTGTCCTGTGCCTCAGTGGCTGCCTTTCATTCCTGAAGGCTTGAGTTAAGGCAGCCTTATTTTTATCCAATCATATGGACGCAAACTAAATCATTCACATTGTCAAACAATGGTAAGAAAAGAGTCAAAAAATGGAACTTAATGAAGAGGAAACGGAGGTGATTGCATTATTCCTCAGCAGTCACTGGGCTGAGTTCTTTGAGAAAAGCCAAGATTTTATGTCTATTGTAGCCATCCACAAGCTAGCTGAAAAATTCAGGCTCAGCGAGCCGAAAAGCTTCACATAGGAAAACTCTTAAGAGAGACAGAGTGCCCGAAAGGAAAGGCCACTCCAGAAAAAAGGATTTAATCTCCCAATGAAACCCAACCAGAATAAATTAAACTCAATCCAAGCATTGCGAGGCCTCGCAGCCATGCTGGTGGTTATGTTTCATTTTAGAACAGACCTTGCTTTAACCTTCCCTGTCGCAGATCGTGCTTTTGGATGCGGCTCAATTGGCGTAGACCTTTTTTTTATGATAAGCGGTTTTATTGCTTATTATGTGACCCATAATGAAAATAACGGGCTGAAATCCTCCCGTGAATTCATGATTAAGCGCTTATGCCGTATCCTTCCTCCCTATATAATTGCTACATTATTTGTTGCTGGTAAGTCGTGGGAGGCATGGCAAATCACACTTCAGTCTTTTTTTTTCCTCCCCCGAGACATCACGCAAATAGCGCCATACTTCGGCTATGCCAAACTGAACGTTGGCTGGACACTGAATTATGAATTCGTCTTCTACTCACTCTGCGCTCTAGCACTTATTTTCAAAAAAATAAAATTCGTTGCTTTAACTCTTTTCATTACTCTTCTCGTCGCCATTCCATACCATCTAAATGGATCACATGGATACTTAGCAAGCATTAACTATGGTTACCCTGGGTATTTATCAATAGCCACCAATGGGATGATGCTGGAATTTTTAGCGGGAATCCTAGTGGCTCGCTTAACATTTAATAAAAGACTAATTCGCTCAAAAAACACATGGCGTTTTATAATTATCTCATCTTCCATTTATTTCGCATATGTAGCAACCGGATTCGGTGCTGGTTTAGGTAATGGCCGTTATGGTTTTGCCAGCGCTGCATTTTTTCTTTTATTGGCCTTTACTGGTTATGAGGCCCGGTTTGGGATGACTCCACCTGTATTCTTAACCACTATCGGAACCGTTTCATTTTCTGTTTACCTTATGCACAAACGAGGAATGTCTGTAGCCATTAAAGCAGTATATCCATTTTATCATGGTCACTATGCTGGATGTTTTGCTACCCTCATTGCCTTAATCCTTACTGCAATATTTTCTTCAGTTTTTTACAAGTACGTAGAAGTCGGTTTATGTACTATTTTAAGAAGAAAGCTGCTGCCTCCTAAGAACTCCTTAACTACTGGCTAAAGTAAGGGGCAATCCGCCACCCGTTCAAGTGGCGGATTTAACCTCAGGGTTTAACCGGCCACTCTATGGTGTGGTATTTTTCTTCACTATCTATGTGGGCGAAGTCCATAGCTTCCAGTTCATCCATATATGCAAGCCAGCTATCCAGTTTCTTCTTCTGCTCCTCGCTAAGCTGTTTGCCAGCAAGTAGTTTTGTCTGCCATAAACTGATTGTGGTATTTGCTGCTGATAACAGGCTCTGGCGCTGTGATTCGGCCTTAGCCTGCCAGTCGATTACCGGATCGGTCAATGTGGGGCTGCCTTCGCTATCAGATGTGATTACTTTACCGCTCGCCTGCCCTTCAAGCAGATTCTGATATTGCTCATCCGAAACAGCAACGGCATCATCAGGCCAGCCGTCAGGCGAGGACTTATAATCGCCCTCCAGCTCAGAGTGATAAAATCCGTTATTTTTTGCACTGTAATAAATAGTATTCATATTCTCACCAGCCTATAGCTTCCCAATAAGCGCCTTCATTATCTTGGCCGCAGAGAAATCCGGCCTGATTAACATTACCCGCTGTGGCATAGTTATCAGAATAAACATTAACTCCACTTTCAACGGCTGTTACCTGCACATTTGCACAGGCGTTGGGAAATGTTATTGGAAAATTAACCTGATAATGTCCGCGTGTACCGGCATTTATAAAGCCCCATTGACGGATGCGGCCGGTTACACTATCTCGTTCCCAGCCTCCGCCCAAGTCAGCAGTATTTCTGGGCTGAAACGTATTACTCACCCAGGTATTGTTATTATTAATCTGTGCACCTATCTGCGCACCAACCCAGTTACTGAGATAGCCACCCCATACACTGCCATATATATTGCCGTCTGTTGCTAACCACGCATTGCCAGCCTGGACATTACCAGCAGCATGGAAATTACCATTCTGATCAAACACGAACGACTGAACGCTGCTGAACCCATCAAAAACAAGTTCCCCATAAGCCAGCGTGCCAACATGCTCAACGATGCGCATAAAGAATGACGCGCCGTCTTTAAAGTCCTGGTCACCGCCTCTTGCCTTTAACGTCGTGCGGAACATCGGCCCGTAGAGAAAGTCTCCGACGTTACCTTGCAGAACGCTGGATATAACCGTAATGCTGGCGTCTTCATTCAGGTTTCCGCCCCACATAGGGTAGGAATTACTCTGTGCGGGCGTGGGGGGATTGACCGTGGTGAACAGTTCGCCCTCATCTGAGGTGTCTACGGTTAAATGCAGCTTTCCATCCTCACCCCAGTCGATATAGATGCGGTGGTTACCGGATGAGTGCAACCCACCGTTAGCCTGAACGGCAGTCCAGTTACCTACCTGATCGAGCGCAAGGGATTCTTTAGCTTTGTTAACATCGTTCAAGTCGGACAGGTTTTTGTCGGCATGCAGATACCGCAGGTCGAGATTTGCCAGCGGGAACAGGGCCAGCCAGTCACCGGCGTCTGCAGCAGGTTCAGTGGCCGTTTCTTTCTGCGCCCGCCAGACAATGCCACTATTGGTCACCGTGGCACCCGCCGGCCACGTTCCGGCCACCCAGTCCGGCAGCGCATGCCGGAGCAGCCACTGAATGGCCTCGTCGGTGCGCTTCTGCAGGGCGTTAAACCACTCCATCGGCGGGATACTGTTCGTCGGGTCGGTGACCTTTTTCCCGTCCGGGTCTTTGCCGTCAACCGTGACGCCCCAGCCGCGTGATATGGCCGGGAAGTCCAGCACCTCGCCCTCATTTGCCCCTGACGCAAAGATATTGTCGTCGGGTCGTTTTCCTGTTGCCATACTCTTAATTCTCCACAAAGGTGTAATTCATGCCCGACGCGCGTGGCAGCACGTCCAGCGATTTCGCGCAGAACAGCACAAAGGCCTCCGCGCCGGTGGTGGTTATCTGCCAGTGGCACGCGCCCAGTACGTCCACCTGATAACGGTCAGCGCCGAACAGCAGTTCGCAGGCCCGCTCCAGGTCGTCCATCGTGCAGGCCGAAAAGTTTCTGATGCACCGGGCCTTTATCAGCACCCGCATTTCCGTATCGGTCAGCGTCGCCGACGCGCTGGTGGTGTCGCCGTGACGGTACCAGGGGGAGCCGCCCGCATTACTGACCTGAAAGCCCCGCGTGTCGGGGTAGCCCCGGAAGGCAAAAAACTCACGCGCCACGGCGCCGTTCAGCACGCGATCCTGCCCTGTGATTTTTCCGATGATGTCGAGATTGACCCCGCCGGCGTGCTCAATGTCCAGCATGTCCGGAACTGACAGCGCGCCGGTAAAGGACCGGGCCATGTCATCCGCCAGCGCCTGGACGGTAGCGCGGGCTTTCGGTTTGGTGACGTACTGTGAGATGAGGAGGTCTGCATAGCCGGTCATGAGCTGGCGTCCTCAATGACCTGCACGGTGATGCCGGTCGTCAGAAAACGTGCCTTTTCGCGCGCACCGATTGGAACCGACAGCACATCCGCGGGTGTTCCGCCCTCGCGCGCCAGCAGCACCTCACGCACAAACACCCCGCTCACGGCCCCCGCCGCCGCGCTCACGTCCGACCGGTAAACCCATTCGCCGGTTTTATACGCCAGCGCCACGATGGCGGCCTTCACAGTGTCTTCATCCACGTGCGTGAAGTTCTCCCGGCGCCCGATTCTGATGACGGCTGTCACGTCAACGGCAGCCGGCCGGTCAAAGGGTATCGCCACGGTCTTTCCGCTGCGGCGCGTCACGTCTACCGAGACCGCCCCCTGCAGGCCCGTTCCCGGCCAGTTGTCATAGATGGCTTTCGCTACGGCGGTATTGTCACCGCCCTCGACGATATAGTTCACCGTGTGCGGCGCCACCCCGTCGGCGTCGGTCTCATCCGTCCGGTTCTCCAGCGCCACCGCATCGGTGACGCCCGTCAGCCCGGCAATGTCAGCCAGGGTGCCGTCCACGCAGTTTGAAGAGGCCCGCGCCCGCGACTTATAAAACCGCGCCAGCAGCTCCGGGTCGGTCTCCTCGTTTTCACCCGGCGTGGCCGCCACGGTGGTGGTGGCCGAATCCCAGCCGGCAATCACCGTCACGATGGTCAGCGACGTGTCCGCGTCCACGCTGAACTGCCCCGCCTCCGCAGAGCGGAAGTCCGCCTTTACCGTGCCGTCCGCCCCGAACGTGGCGTCCGTCTGGGTCACCCACTGCGTGCCGCCGCCGCTCACCGTCGCCCCGGCTGGCACCCTTTTCCCGGCGGTACCGCCAAGCAGCACGTCCTGTATCACCGAATAGGACGCCCCGCGGCGCGTCAGCCCGGCAAAGGCCACCTTCTGCTCCAGCCAGGTGCCGGTGGCGTTGTCCGGATCGTTCGCCTGCACGACCGTTTCAATGACGCCCTCGATGTCGGCGCGCATCTGGGCAAAGATGCCGATCATCTGCCCGTCCGGATCGTCCGGGTCCGTCAGGATGTCGTCGCCGTAGATGCCTTTAAATTTTGTCACCAGGCCGGAAAAAATATCGTCGAGCCGGTCGGCGACGTAGCCCTGATCCGTCAGTTTTCCCATCAGACCGTAACCTCGCTCTCAGTGCCGTAAATGTCGGTGAAGGTGGCCGCAACCATCAGTTTTCGTGTTTTCGGCGCGTACTGCGTATCAAACGCCGTCAGCGCCTTCACCCCGTCCGTCTGCAGAATGCAGCTGCGGATATCGGATTCCATCTTCACGCGCGTGCCCCGGCGGGCCATATTGCCCAGCCACTCCAGCCCGTGCTCCAGGTCAAGAAACCAGTCCTGCTTCAGCGACAGCAGCCGGGTTTTCACCTTCTGCCGTACGCATTCTGATTTACTGGCGTACGAGGCGCGGCCCCGCCCGAAGGTCCAGTCGCCGTCCGTATCGAGCCTGCGCGTTCTCATTGTTTAGCCTCCGAGGTCTGACCGCTCTGGCTGTCAATGTGGTGGTGTGATTTGCTGCCGATGCCGTCGACCGTCACGTCGCCGCCGGTGACCTCCACCGGACCCGTGATTTTCGCCGCCGCACCTTCACCGCCGCTGGCCGACAGGCCGCCGTTCATCGCCGCCGCCCCTGTCACCGTCAGCGTATCGTCCATCGTGGCCGGCTTCAGAAACTCCGCCTCGCAGTGCACGGTCAGCTTCGCCCCGTCGATATCCACGTTACCGCCGGTATCGATGGCCACATAACCCGGGCCGTCCAGCTGGCGCATCACGATGGCGTTACTGCGAAAGCTGCCGATCGCCCGTGCCAGGCTGGAAAAACCGGGCAGAAACCCGCCGTCGCTCCAGTCGTGCTGGCGGTGCTCTGCGGCCTGGCTCACCTGCCCGCTGCTGAACCAGTTATCGATACAGCGATCGGCAAACAGCACCCAGCCCTCGTCGCCGGGATTCACCGGAAAGGTGAAGGCGAAGCCCCCGCCGCGCGGAAACTTCACCGGCACGTCGGCCAGCACGGCCGGCGTAATGGCGTCACCGTTCGCATCCGTACCGGCAATGGCCGGCTGCAGCGTCACGGTCTGCCGTTTATCATCAAAGGCGGTGACGATGGCAGGCATGGCGACGCGCAGGCGGCCTGATAAATCTCCCGCAGCAGCCCCCATCACCGAATCCAGCGAGGCCGTGTCCCGGCTAAGCGTGCTCATCTTTTTTCTTCCTCTTTTTCAGCTTTTTAGCCTGCTTAAATTTCCCGTTCACCAGCGTCAGCCGGGATTCCCAGCGCGAGGCGTGCGTGTCGCCGTCCGACTTCACTGCCACCGCCTTGTAGTCGCCGCCGTAGTCCGCCACAATGGATTCAACCCGCACCAGCGAGCCGACGGTGATTTCGGGACGCAGCAGGCAGGACACCTCCAGACCCCGATCGGTGGGTTTCGGGCTGCCCAGCATGCCGCTGGCCTCGTTCAGCAGCGCGCCCTCGCCCGGCAGGCAGTAGTCCGGGTGCAGGATGTGCAGCTCGCCGTTCTGGATCATCCAGTCCGCCCCGTGATGATCGGCCACCTGGCTCATCACGTGCCGGGCCGGGCCGTAACAGACCTTCGCCCGCGTAAACGTCACATCAGCCGGCAGGCCGATGTTTCCGGGCGTGATGCCGGTCATTTCCCCCGCACAGTGTGCAATCACGTCCTCATGCGTGCTGCCCGCCGCCAGCGTCACGTTCACGAAGGCGTCGCGGTATGCGGTGGCGCCGTCGTCACAGGTCAGCTCGAGGATGAAATCCAGCCCCTCGCGGATCACCGCGGGCTTCGTTATCTGACCGGCGTACAGCACCCGGCAGTTCTCCAGCGCCCCGTAGCCGACCGCCAGCGCGACCTGCCTGAACTCCCCGCCGGTCACCTGATGGCGATGCGAGGGGTTCAGGTTCCAGACGCGAATGGTGGCCTTATTGGGCGTTTTATCGTGGGTGTGGGTAATGCTGAAGGCGACGCGGAGGTTGTTTATCTGAATGGATTCTTTACTGTTGCCGATCGTCAGAATGTACTGACGGCCATACTGCTTAATCGCTGTCATCGCTCCTGTCCATCAGGTAGAGAACGCAGCGGCTGCCCATGTCATTGCCGCCGTAGGGGTTCAGTGCGTTACCGCTGCTGTCGTAGAGATACAGCCAGAACGGCAGGCGGGTACGCTTCAGCACCGGCACGCCGCAGACCAGGGCATAACCGCTGATGAGGGCCTGACTGGTGTTCGCATCCGCGATATCCACCAGCCACTGCCCGCCGGGTGGTACCGGGTTATAGCGCAGGCTCAGCTGATATTTTGTGTCCCCGACCCTCACCTTCAGGATCTGGTACGGATCGCTGCTGACCGCGAGTCTGTAAAGTGTTGCCATGCCCGTTCTCCGGTTCACATGAAAAACCCCGCACTGCGTAAACAGTCGGGGTTTTGTTTCCTTTTATATATGAAAAAACCCGCCGGAGCGGGTTCAGTGGTAACTGACTGAGGCTATATTAAGCAGCTTTCGGGCCAAATCTGGCGATAAATTCCTGCTTCACCTGAATATCGAAATCCGTAAAGAGCGCGACAGGTTTTACCCCCCGCCCCAGTTTCTCCAGGCGAACGAATCCACGAGAACTCAGGGTCTTAAGAGTAACAGACAGATTACTTTTTTGACGCCCTGACAGCTCAGCAAGTTCGCTGATAGTTTCTGGTTTTTGTTCTGCCATTAATCTGAGAAGTTCAATGTTTTCGTTGCTCAGGACCTGAGCCAGTGCATTTACTGATGTAAACCACACTTTGGGCTCTCCCGGCTCAGGTTTGTACTCGCCTTTAACTATAGCAAGCATCCTCTGACGGATGTGCTCTTCAGGCATTACACCAATAAGAGCTTTCATATTGTTACCCTCGGTTTTCTCGTTGCGCGATGACTTCATCTGACTTTATAAAAAAGTCCTCTATAAGCTGCGCTGCTGACACAAACTCGTACGGATACCCTTTATCATGAGGGGTTCTGTGCATATGGTCGAAAACCATCCTTCCGGCATAGCAGCCTTTTTTAGGAAGCTTTATCCCATGAGCATTGTCTATGCCAAAGACACGAGTGTTGTATTTGTCATGTAGCGTTAAAGTGTAACGTAAGCCATGTGGAATAAATGATGTGGGTTTAACTTCCCAGACTTCAACTTTCCACCAATAGCCATCATCCCGATACACTGTCGATCCATGCAAAGAAAGTAAATAGTCTAATCCGTTATCTCTTTCCATAATGGCTTCCGTTAACGTTATGACCCAATCATAACCTTAATCACACCGATGTCAAATTCCTATTGCTCTATGCCCAGCGCGGTAGCCTGCGCCTTCAGTTCCGGCGGCAGGTCTGCCTGCTGCAGCTGCTGATTACCTTTTTCCACCGCTTTTGCCGCCTGTTTTACGGTGCGCCCGCCGGTTTTGCCTTGGGACGGCACCTTCAGGCCACTGGCAGTCTGCGTGGTCGTGATGAATATCTCACGGCATTTCAGGCTGAACGCCGCTGAACCGGTGCGGGTGAATTTCACATCCACATTCAGCAGCAGGCACTGCTCATAGCTGGCGGTCTGGGTTGTAATGGCGATCGGGGTCGCGGACTGCTGCATACTGCGGAGCGCCTTCAGCGCATCGGCCACGCGCTGATCGCTGGTCGCCAGGTCTGTGGAGTCTGTATCAAGAAGGGACGGCAGCCAGGGTGCCAGCGCCCGCTGCCCGGATGAGCCCCCCACCAGCGAGCTGGCTGCAGACGCCACCTGATCCAGTACCCGGTTTGCCAGGCTGACGCCCTGCGCGGTGAGGCTTTTAATTTCGCCCGGGATCGGCAGGTCGTCAATAAAGTCCGGCTCACGGACGTAATTGTCCTGTGCCAGCTGATTAAACAGCGTATCGGTCGGATCAAAGTCCACCATGATGCCGGTGACCTCAAAAGGACGCGGCGTCAGTATGGCATGATCGGAAATCTGCGTACCGGACTCGACCGGGTTATCCGTCACCTTCAGTTCAGAATGATGCGTTTCCTCGGTTACCACATCAAAAACAAAGGTACCGATTTTGGTTGTGACCGCTGCGTCGCTCAATATCGCCGCCCTCCCGTGCCGTGGTTTTCCATCGATGACGCCAGGCCGCTGTTTGCCTCACGCAGGCCCGCCGCAAACCCGGCAGCATCCTGGGTGTAAACGTTAACCGGGCCGTGGATGTTGACGGAGTGATCGTCTTTATGCTCAACCGTTGTGGCTTTCTCGCCGGATTTATCAGTTACGGCAGGATCATGAGTACTGAACCGTTTACCCGTCGCACCGGATGCCGCCGTGGCCGGATCGGCTTTTACCGGGCCGGATGGCAGGGTGAAATAATCGCGGTAGGCTGCCGGACGATTCACCTTCGTCCACTGCGCAATCTGCCCCAGCGTCCAGTCGGGGTGAGCAGCCTTCAGCGCTTTAAGGTAGTCACCGCTGCCCTGCCGGTGCTTCTCCGCAGCATCGACTTTTGCCACTTCCTCATCCATATATTTACCGACACCGCCCTGGTGCGCTTTCTGCTTGTCAGCCAGGTCTTTCTTTTCAGCGTCCGACAGTTCCGGCGCCAGGCCAATTGACGACAGCGCCTGACGCCCCTTTAGCGTGCCGATATCCATATAGTCGAGCCAGTACCGGAACCAGGCCATCATGCGGGTAATACCGTGCTCAAAGGCGCTGAAGAAGTCGTTCAGGTAGCCCTTGTCCATGATACCCAGCTTAAACTCGTCCCACTTTTTAATCAGGGAGGCAATGCCCGCTATGGCCCCGACAACGCCCACCGCTATCAGCCCCGGCAGCAGGGCCAGCGGGTCAATCAGTGCGGTCAGTGCCGCCACAACGGCCTCTCCGTCGCGAACGAGCTCAAGCGCCGCCGCCACATCGCGGAATCCGCCGGCAAGTTTTGCCACCAGACCGATGATGGTTGTCCATTTCGACACGAGAAAAATGCTGGCGAGAAGAAATTCAACGCTGTGCACGCTGCCGAACCACTGGCTGAATTTTTCGGCCACCAGCCCGGTCAGCCGGATAGCCTCTGCCACGATTTTCACGATGAGGGTCAGGATCTGACTGATGCCGGAAAGCATCTGGTGCGCATCGGGTGATTTCGCCCACGTTTCCCACTGCGTGATCAGGTCAGACAGCTCATTCTCCAGCTGTGCAAACACGTGGTTGTCCATAACCTGCATCTGGAAGGCCTGCCAGTCGTTCCCCCAGCGGGCAATCAGGCCGGTCATCGTTCTGGCGTGTTTGTCCATCGTGCCGCCGAACCGGTCGTCGAGAATTTTAGTCAGCTGCTCAATGGTTTTATTCGCATCGCTGATGTCCAGCTTAACGGGTATCGTCTGGCCTTCGCGGTTAATATAGGAGCCGTGATAAGACGTTTCGCCGCCTTTACTGCTCCTGTGCAGTTTGATCCCGGCCTGCGCAATGGCGCCGCCCATGGCATAGCGACCCTCCAGAATCTCGCCAACGTCTTTACCCAGCATGTAACCAATACCTGGCATGGCGGCCATGGTGTCGCCCATTGCCTTCATCGCGGCGGCGGTTGGCTCCACGCCGTTATTTTTCAGTGACAGAAAGGCCTCTTTCGCCGCCTCCAGTCCCATCACGGGGTTAGCGCGGGCAAAGTTCACCAGCCAGTGAAACTTCTGCTCCCCTTCTGCCGCCGTGGTGTAGAGTGACTCGAAGGTGACCTTCATATCCTCCATCTCTTTCGCGGTGCGGATAAACTCGCCGCCCACCTCCTTTGCCATCTCCGCGCCTTTCTCCAGCGCGTGAGAGAGCAGATTGGCCGCCGTGATGGTGCTGAGCAGGGAATGGCGGGTGCTCTCGCCGTGGTCGCCGATGCGCTTCAGCTGTTCGTCGAACGCCTGGCCGCCGCGCAGGTCAGCCTGAAAGCCCAGCGCGTAGAGAAATTCATCAATTAGTGCCATAATCTGCCTTTATTGATCTACGTTACTATTTACAGTTGGAATTAACACCACCCATGGCAAAACAGGATCAAAGGCGATTAACACCTGTCAGCAGGCGTAAACATATTAATCCCGCAGTTTTAGGTTTATTCGTTACGCTGATTTTTATGGCAGGGAGCGTGATGCTGATCATTGAACATCGGGATTCGATGAATAATGCACTGGATACTGGGGAGTGCCTGGCTGGCGAGCAATTTCATGGTCTGATCGATTTTTTAAAACACCTGTTGCGCCTCGCTTACCGCTTTATTTTTAAAGCATGTGGTTAACTAATAACGCAGTCACCCACTGGAAAAAAATATGAACTTCAAACCGGAAGGCCAGCAGAAACGACATGAGCACCATCAGCACACCGTAGCCACACAGCA